AGTATTTTCTTCCTCACTTTCACTCTCATCATCTACTACAAAGTCCTTGAGATTACCATTTTCATCTGCGTCTGATTCATATTCTTCTTCGCTATCATCGTCGTCGTAAAGTTCATCATCTGTATCGATATCCGAATCTATATCTGTGTCATGTTCATCTGTTCCATAATCATCTTCTAATACCGTTTCAGTGGGTTGAAATAAAACAGGTTTCTTTATCTGCCTTCCTGAGCGAGTACGGGTAACTAATACAACCATTTTAGGTAGTATTGCGTATTATTGTTTAAGTAGTTTTACAAGATTATTGTCTATTATCGTGTGTGTTCTAGCCTTATTCTTCTTCCCTTTACAAACTGGGCATTGTTGCGTTATTTTATTGCCTTTTATGATGTAAGACATCACATTGTCTGGGTGATCTCCTCGGATGGATTCACAATAGGTTGATGTTGTAAGCGCCACATGATTCGTCTTGTTTCGCTTAACACTTACGACTGTCGTGTCCGCCTGTCCATCCATGATCTTCTGTATAAATCTCTGCAACAGGGGCTTCGCCTCGATCTGTTTAGGTTGTGGCTTTTCAACGAATTTTTTGATTTCTGGGCAACTCTGGAGTTCTTTCTTTTTGGGATACAGTTTGTTGACAATAACACTCGGTAACTCATGTCTCCGTCCACAGAAGTCTTTACAGAATCCATCCTTCCTTCCCCTGAGTGTTTCACAGCGGCAAAAACATTTCTGTATGATTAGTTTACCACTAATAATAAACCACACATGATTTGAGTTGTGTTCTCTTCGCAGGTTCTCACAGTAATTTGAGTTTGTGGCGGCTAGGAATGTGTTTTTGTGTTTGAAAAGTTTGGTGATGTAAGCATTTGATTGCCCTTCAAGATTCTTCCTCACAAACATCTGTATGAGAGATTTAAGCTCTTCATCCTGTAGTTCATCCTTTGTTTCATCTTCTGTAAAAGAACCTTCTCTAGTAGGCATAGATGGTGGTTGAACAAACACCGTTTGAGGAGCATCTGTACGAACAGCGGACATTTTCAAAAGTTCTACATCGGGTGTGGGTTGCACACGAATAATTGTACTCAAGGGCTCTGGGGTGTACATGAAAACAGGTAAGTATGCGAGTTGGTTCACCTTACCCTTCTCACACCCGGGACATCCCTGTCCACCACAAGCATCGTGTTTAGCCTTCTTATAGGACCATGGCATTCTAAAACCACTACCTTTGGTCTTCCTACGAATATCACCATACACAGCTGCGTCTATGATATCATTCCAATCATATGAACTCTTAGCTGTGGTGAGGGCTACGAGCACGTGTTCTCTCAAAGCGATTGCTGAACTTTGGTCTACAACAAAGTCTGGCCAGTTTAGATGTACCCCAGTCTTGATAAAGTTACCAACCGTCTTTGGGGGTGATACAGAAATTAAGCATTTTTTACCACCATGACGCTTCACCTTGTCACATATGATTTTACATATGGATTTGATCTCATCCATTGCGAGAGATTCTTTGTCCTTGTAGTCAATGTCAATGAAGAAGTTGTAAGTGGGAGTCTTTTGTTCCACGACAAACAGCTTTTCATTGGAGCTAATAGCCTCTATGTACTTGTCATAGAAGTCGTTCAATCTATCAAATGGCACAGAGAGTTTTCCCCCGTCCATGAGCACATGTGATAGATTGGTTGCGTTATCAAATTTTTGAGATGCGCACCAACTCTTAAACATACCTATTTATTAGTCGTCGTCTCTAAACCACTTCATAAATGATACATCTGGGTACACCTTTTTTTCAGCTAGTTCTTTTTTTATAACTAAAAGTTCATATACGGTTTTATCTTTATTCTCATCCTTCCACTGATTGATCTCATCTTCACACATTCCCCGATTCTTATCAAGAAGCTTTTCAATCTGCATCAATATGTAAGCCTTAGACTTCATTATTTAATAGAGAAGGTTTTTCTATTATGAGAACTTATGCACGAGTAAAACTCTGGATTTTTAATCACGTTATCAACGATAAGTTTCCAACGCTTTCGTGAGTTGAATTCTTCTAGAGTGTCAAAACTCATAAAATCATTCTCATCATAGGTTTTCTTGTATGGTTGATGGTTAGCCTTCTTTACTGCTGTTTTCTGCTTCTCTTCATAGAACTTTCGCACCATTTCCTGTTGTTGAGATCTGGTGTAATTGACGAAAAATATGAATACATTGTATTCTAACTCTACTGTAGGGCTTTCCTTGTGTGTAAACTTAAATTCTGTATACTGACCATTTTTTAGTGATATAACCCCCCTAGTCTCTTCTTCCAGTTCTCTAAGAGCACAACGTATTGGGTTGTAAATTTCTCTTCTTCGGCATCCTCCTGTGACAAATATCCATTCCTTGAATCTCCAATCTCTCACAGTGAGGAACCTCGGTTTGCCATCCGTAAAGCTAACCGGTATCGCAATCGCTTTGTACTTTTTCATTGCTCATTCGTTAAGCTATAATAAGCGGATATGTTTATTCAATCAGTTTTTCCTCTTCGGGGGTCATTTCCGACAAAACATCGTCATCTTCGTCTCCGTCGATACCATTGAGCCTCTCCATGACGTCCTCTGAGAAATCTCGGAGTTCATAAAGTTCTTCCCGAGTTTTGTTAAGTTCCCTAAGTAGGAAAATAACACCTATAATAGAAACAGCTGTGGCGATCATCATCACATTCTCATGAGTGAAAGGGATCATTTGTATAATACCCTAGCTTTATCTTTTTAAGCATTCTACATCAGTGCTCCCATACGAGTTCTACCCGCTGGAGGGCACTCATATGGAGTCTGGGCAAATTGGACGGCTTCGTAATGCGTATTTTGACAAGACTTTTCGGTCGATGGAGAGGGCTGACCGATAAACGTCTCGAGTGTCCTGGATTTAGGATCGTACGTCAATACAAAAACGATGGCGAGTAGGAATATAAGATCCCACATTTATTATTTACACATAAAATTAGTTAGAATAGAGTAAACCGCCCATACCATTTTCTATACGGAGGACGTTGTAACCGACCGCGTAGACATCCTTGGCAACCGACCGGGTGTCGTTAACGATGCGAGCCGAATCGAGTCGGCTGAAATTTAGGGTTCCAGTGGGCTGCAGCTTACCGGAATCTAAGCAGAAGGGGTAGAAGAACAGAGTCTTGGCTGTAGCGGGGTTGGAAGCATTGGAGGTGTGGTAATAGAGAGGTACGTTGGTGAAGTTTGGATCAGCAAATTTGAAGTCCGCAACATCAGTACCGTTGATTTGGAGCTTGATCTTGTTGTCGTCGTTGAGGATGGAGAGAGCGGAGGTGTCCGCGGAAGCGAGGTACTTCACGGGGTGGTTGTAGTTCAACTCCTGAATCTTAGAGTTGGAGGCAATCGCCTTCTGGACCTGAGTGATGAGCATGTTGAGGGGCTGAGAAGCGAACATCTCACGCTCCTGGGTATCAAGGTACGCGTAATTCGCGTAGACATCCCACTTCTTGCTGGAATCAGCGGCGTTGGGACCCCAAGTGATACGCAATTCTATATCGTGATACTGCAGGGCAATAAGTGGGAGAGCAGTCTGCCAATTCTCACAGAAAGCGAAGCGGAGAGGGTAGAAGCGCTCGTCGGTAGAACCACCATAGAGATTACCAGCGACCGACTTAGAAGAGGAGGTCGCGGAGAGAGTGGGGGCAATGAGGGTAGAGTAGGTAGAATCCTGTTCATCCACAAGCTGGCCTCCGATTAATAATTCGACCTTGGAAATTACAGTAGTCCAGTCAGCAACGGCAACCGTCGTAGTTCCTGTATTTGGGACGAGGTAGACGTAGTTGAGCATGTCACCCTTGCGCTCGAAGCGGACGGTGGACATACCGTTGTTCGAGACGTTGCCTTGAATGACCTGACGCTCGACAGTTTGGGAAAAATTCGTATGACGTTTGTAGGTAGACCTAAAAAAAGATACCTCGGGTTGACCGACGAGGTGCACATCCTGAGCGCCGACGGCGACGAGTTGGGCAATACCACCAGACATTTTATAATATATAGAGAGTTTATTTTTAAGTTTCAATGAGGTTCGATTAGCAATATATACAGGTTAGATATGCCGCAACGTGGGTAGCCTGATATTTTTCCACTATGTTTCTTTCAGCATCTAAATATCTAATTTGATATAATGGTTCCATAGCACCTGATGGATCGTCCTCCCATTGAATTTGCCCGTTTTCATCTAAAACGTTTGCGAGTTCCTGACGAACTTCGAGTTCAAGTCCGGGTACTTCTTTATTAAAGTCAATTCTTTCTATTCTGTAATAGAATCGAGTGTCTGAATCTTCAAATATTTCTGTACATCTATCTCTATCTGGTAGTGTATCATACACTTCTTTGGGTACACCGATTTTATGCTTATATACCCAATATTCAATATCTTGTATACTTTGAACAACCCGTTTTACTGGTACGTTAGGTGGATGAAAGTCGCAATCTTGTGTAATTTTAGCAACTGTATAGTTTGTTAAGTTTTCAGAATTTTGTATTTGACCATAACCTTCGATATCAGAGGTTGTTATGTAATCTCCCGCCTCTATATTTGGACCACTGTAAATTACCCAAACACGTCCTTCTTCACCCGACGATTTTACAAAAATTTCATTGTTTTCGGAATGCGGTAAAGTTTCTGATATAACACCGTAAAACGACTTATCTTTTGCTTTTGTAGACAAATTAATATTTTGATTTTTTGAGATTATGAGTCCGTAATAATCATTAATGTTTGAAAATAACTCCTCGCTTACACACACTTTACGATGAGATTTCTCATAACTCAATTCCTGAACAGAACTTATAAGATATGGTATAAAACCAGTGTATTCTATTGACGCTGGTTCATCACCCCAATCGGAGTAATCTGGATCAATTGTGATATCTCCAGAAACAGGATCTGTTGGTTTTATGGTAGATGGATTAGCGGATGTATGTTTACGAATCAGATGTCTAAATTCTGGTGTGTCATACCATACATCTTGTACTATGAGCCCAGACTCCTTTTTTATACCCTTTCCAAGTTCCGAAAATGATCCTCGGAATGAATGTTTTGCATAATTTTGTGGTTTAAGTTTATTAATACTTTTTAGTGCATTTGTTATTAAAGTTTCAGCACTTTTTACCCTGTCATCTGAGTTTACAGAACTACCATTTGTTGTAAGTACCTCCGTACTGCTACCAGTACCATTAATTCTAAGCGCATTAAAATCGGTTCCGTTGCCACCATTCGTCACGAAAAAGTGTATATCTATCTGATCATCATGCGCATATGAACCTCTAACAGAATACATACCTACACCATATTCTCTACCTTGCGAAGCACGATAAGGCATATAATTCAAACAAATCTGACCTACAACTTCACCCCACGCGATCGCACCGGGAGCTGATGTATACTTTTGGAATATTATAGATTGTCTAGTTTTATTGGCGTGTTCAAGTATATTTGATCCAGAGAAAGAATCTGCAATTCCTCCATTATCGAAAAGATGTATATAACCCCCGGGGAAGTGATCACTTATGATATTCGGAGTATCAGGGGGAC